GCGCAATGACAGCCGCTAACGAACGTGCCCCGCGCACGGGCGGCACGGGATGGCGAAAGGCACTGCTACATCAAAATTCCGTCCACCGCCCACTTATTCAGGAGAAAGCCGCATGAAGTTTGTTGCGCCCGAACAGGCACCGGAACAGGCGGAGGTCATCAAAAATACGCCGTTCTGGCCTGATGTGGACCTGTCGGAATTTCGCAGTGTGATGCGCACTGACGGCACGGTGACGCAGCAGCGTTTAAAGCAGGTCGTGCTGACGGCGATCTCTGAGGTTAACGCTGAGCTGTACGACTTCCGCAACCGTCAGCAGATGCAGGGCTGGCGGACACTTGCTGAGGTTCCCGCAGAAATGCTGGACGGTAAAAGCGAGCGCATCCGGCACTACCACAACGCTGTTTTTTGCTGGGCGCGCGCTGTGCTTAATGAGCGTTATCAGGACTATGACGCCACGGTGTCAGGCGTGAAGCGAGGGGAGGAGCTGGCGGAGGCCAGCGGCGATCTGTGGCGTGATGCCCGCTGGGCCATCAGCCGGGTGCAGGATACACCGCACTGTACGGTGGAGCTTATCTGATGAAAGTGCGTGCGCATCAGTATGACACGGTGGACGCGCTTTGCTGGCGTCATTACGGGCGCACGCAGGGTGTCACTGAGCAGGTTCTGCAGGCAAATCCGGGGCTGGCTGAGTACGGCCCATTTTTACCGCACGGGCTGCAGGTGGAACTGCCGGACATTACGGCGTCAACCACGGCGCAGACCGTCCAGCTATGGGACTGAATTATGACGCTTGAACGAATCAGCGCCTTTATCACTTACTGCATTGCCGTGCTGCTGGCATGGCTGGGCGATCTGTCGCTCAAGGATGCGTCAACGGTTGGTGGCGTACTGATTGGTGTGCTGATGCTGGCTATCAACTGGTACTACAAACACCAGTCTTTCAAATTGTTACGTGGCGGCAAGATTTCGCGGGGGGAATATGAATCCTTCAATCGTTAAGCGCTGCCTTGTCGGGGCGGTGCTGGCTATCGTAGCCACGCTGCCCGGATTTCAGTCGCTTCATACCTCCGTTGAGGGGCTGAAACTGATCGCCGATTACGAGGGATGCCGCCTGCAGCCTTATCAGTGCAGCGCGGGCGTCTGGACTGACGGGATCGGCAATACATCCGGTGTGGTGCCTGGAAAAACCATCACGGAACGGCAGGCGGCGCAGGGACTTATCACCAACGTGCTGCGCGTGGAGCGAGCACTGGATAAATGTGTGGTGCAGCCGATGCCGCAAAAGGTCTATGACGCGGTGGTGTCGTTTGCTTTCAACGTGGGCACCGGCAACGCCTGCAGCTCCACGCTGGTTAAGTTGCTGAACCAGCGGCGCTGGGCGGATGCCTGCCTTCAGCTGCCGCGCTGGGTTTATGTGAAAGGTGTATTTAATCAGGGGCTGGATAACCGCCGTGCGCGGGAGATGGCCTGGTGCCTTAAAGGAGCTGGACTATGACGCGTGCGCTGGCAGTAGTGGTGGCGCTGGCATTCGTTGCGCTGGGCTGGCAGTCGTGGCGGCTTAACAGTGCCAGCCACACCATCGAAACGCAGCTCGCGGCGCTGAAAAGCAAAGCGCAGGAACTGACGAAGAAAAATAGCCAGCTGATCGGTCTGTCCATTCTGGCTGAAACCAACAACCGGGAGCAGGCGCGGCTCTATGCCGAAGCAGAACAGACCAGCGCACAGCTGAGACAACGACAACGCCGGATCGAGGAACTGAAACGTGAAAACGAGGATTTGCGCCGCTGGGCTGACGCTCCTTTGCCTGCTGACATTATCCGGCTGCGGGAGCGTCCGGCCCTCGCCGGAGGTGCAGCTTACCGTGAGTGGCTGTCCCAGAGTGACGCAGTGCCGCTTGGACAGGTCAGCGCCGCGCAGTAACGGCGATCTGAACCAGGTGCTGGATGAAACTGAGGCCGCTTGGGCGGTCTGTGCTGACAAAGTGGACACGATCATTGCGTGTCAGGAGCGAGACAGTGAACAAGCCGCAGTCCTTACGCAACGCCCTGAATAAAGCTGTGCCCTATGTCCGCAATAACCCGGACAAGCTGCACCTTTTCGTTGATAACGGCTCACTGGTGGCAACCGGGGCCAGCTCCATGTCATGGGAGTACCGCTACACCCTGAACGTGGTGATCGAGGATTTCAGCGGCGACCAGAATCTGCTGATGGCTCCCGTGCTGCTGTGGCTCAGTGCCAGCCAGCCGGACGCCATCAACAACCCGGAGCTGCGTGAAAAACTGTTCACCTTTGACGTGGATATTCTGCGCAACGATGTGTGCGATATCAGCCTGAACCTGCAGCTTACAGAGCGCGTGCTGGTCAACACTGACGGTAGCGTGTCGAGCGTTGAAGCGGTGACGGAGCCGGACGAACCCGAAGAAATGTGGACGGTGAAACGTGGATGAGTTGCAGAGGGTGGATGACTGGCTGATGGCACTGCTGGCAAATCTGGAGCCTACCGCGCGCAGTCGTATGATGCGGCAGCTGGCGCAGCAGCTGCGCAGGTCGCAACAGCAGAACATCAGGTTGCAGCGTAATCCCGACGGCAGCGGCTATGAGCCACGCCGGGTGACGGCCCGCAGCAAGAAGGGGCGCATCAAGCGCCAGATGTTTGCAAAACTGCGCACCACTAAATACCTGAAAACCGCAGCCAGTGCGGACTCCGCCAGCGTGCAGTTTGATGGCAAGGTGCAGCGTATTGCCCGTGTTCACCATTACGGCCTGCGCGATCGCGTCAGCCGTAAAGGCCCGGAGGTCCGTTACGCAGAGCGCCACCTGCTGGGCATCAACGATGAGGTGGCAGCGTTGACATGCGACACGCTGTTACGGTGGTTGATAGCCTAGCTTATTTAAAATAGTGTCTGTAGTTCACAAAATCCCAATTAATTTTACCGTCTTCAAAATTAGCCTCTTTTAAAATTACAAGGCTGTTTAGACGCCTGAAATAGGAGTAGTAATCCTTAAGAAGGAATGTGCATTCAGTACCATTTCTTTTCATGGGGGCAGTTTGATATTCCCCATTGTGGAATAGTGCATTCCTTAAACCACTATAAATGTCCAATGAACGCGGTGGTCTTTTGTTGTCTTGCTGTTTTATATCAAATTTAAATTTCGAAAGATATTTGTACAATACTGACGGTGCGTTATTACTAAGGTCATTCTCTCGCTGGCGAGCTATGGACTCTAAGCCTGAAAATAAAAGGTAGTATGATACATCAATGTATCTTTGAGGGGTGGAAAAGACCTGTACGTTCTTATGAAGTAAGGTGGAGTAGTGACGATCTTTTTCAATGATTATTTTATTTAATGCAGCCTCTATAAAATATCTTCTGGAGTTTTTTGAATAATAATCTTCTTTGATTATTATTCCCGTGCTCTTAATGCTATACGCTATGTTAATGAGTTTAGGGTAGTCGTCATCAAGATTGCCCATGCTTTCATGCTTTCTTAATGAGTAGCCAAATGATACGGGGCGCTGTTCAATGAAGGATAATATTGCTGTTAGATGAAATAGTATATCTCGGCATTCGTTGGCGTCATTTATATCTAGTTCGAGAAATGCTGTAAGGTGTAATTCATCGCGGGATTTCATTTTTTTTATTATTTCTGAGATGGATTTACACGTCGGAAACATAGTGCCAAAAGAGAAATGAGTCACTTTGGTGATATTGAATCCATATATTCCGACAGTAAGCATAAGGCTTCCTTTTTGTGCTGTAGACCATACAAAGGACCACAAGTTTGTAACTCATTCTAATGTGAGAATCTTATGAAATGAACGCACAACTCACAGAAATCATGCGCCTTATCACCAACCTGATCCGCACCGGCACCGTGACCGAAGTGGACAGGGAAAACTGGCTGTGCCGGGTGAAAGTGGGTGAGCTTGAAACTAACTGGATTAACTGGCTGACGCTGCGTGCCGGTAGTGCCCGTACATGGTGGTGCCCGTCGCCGGATGAGCAGGTGGTGGTGCTGAGCATGGGCGGCAATCTGGAAACCGCTTTTGTGCTGCCCGCCATCTACTCCAATCAGTTTGCGCCGCCGTCGGATTCTGTGGACGGCTGCGTGACGGAGTACCCGGACGGGGGCTGGTTTGAGTACGAACCCGCCACCGGGCGGTGGCATGTCCGGGGTATCAAATCCATGGTGATCGAGGCGGCGGACAATATCACCCTCAAAACCGGTGAGTTTGTGGTGGAGGCTGACACAACACGCATTAACAGCGAGGTGGTGATCAACGGCGGCGTCACCCAGGGCGGCGGCGCAATGAGTTCTAACGGGGTCGTGATGGATAAACACGGTCACACTGGCGTTAAGTCAGGCGGGGATACATCGGGAGGTCCGGTATGACGCCGTATATCGGTATGAGCCGGAATGACGGGCAGGCCCTTGCGGATACAGACCATCTGCGCCAGTCGGTGCGGGATATTCTGCTGACACCGCAGGGTAGCCGCATTGCCCGACGGGAATACGGTTCGCTGCTGTCCGCGCTGATTGACCAGCCGCAGAACCCGGCACTGCGCCTGCAGATTATGTCTGCAGTCTATGTGGCGCTGAACCGCTGGGAGCCGCGCCTTACGCTGGACTCCATCACCATCAACGGCAATTTTGACGGCTCTATGGTGGTTGAGCTTACGGGACATAGTAATAACGGAGCACCGGTTTCCCTTTCCATATCAACAGGAGCAGACAATGGCAGTCATTGACCTTTCCCGGTTACCGCCGCCGCAGATAGTGGACGTGCCGGATTTTGAGACGCTGCTGGCTGAGCGCAAGGCCGCTTTTGTGGCTCTTTATCCTGTGGATGAACAGGACGCGGTGCGGCGCACGCTGGCGCTGGAATCTGAACCCGTCACCAAGCTGCTGCAGGAAAGCACATACCGCGAAATCCTGCTGCGCCAGCGTATTAACGAAGCTGCGCAGGCGGTGATGGTGGCCTATTCGATGGGAAATGATCTTGAGCAGCTGGCAGCCAACTGCAACGTGAAACGTCTGACGGTAGTGCCTGCTGATAATGATGCAGTACCGCCGGTCGCCGCAGTGATGGAAGATGATGAGGCGCTGCGCCAGCGCATCCCTGCAGCATTTGAGGGACTGTCCGTTGCTGGCCCGACGGGAGCCTATGAATTTCACGCCAGAAGTGCGGACGGACGTGTGGCAGATGCCAGCGCAACCAGTCCGGCTCCTGCAGAGGTGGTACTTACCGTACTGAGCCGGGAGGGTGACGGTACAGCAGTAAAAGATCTGCTGGATGTGGTTGAAAAAGCCCTGAACAGTGAGAGTGTACGCCCGGTGGCTGACCGTCTGACGGTTCGTAGTGCGGAGATCATACCGTACCGGGTGGAGGCTACCATTTTTCTTTATCCGGGGCCGGAAGCGGAGCCTGTTATGGCGGCGGCAAAAGCCAGCCTGCAGAAGTACATCGCCAGTCAGACGAGGCTGGGACGTGATATCCGCCGCAGCGCCATTTATGCCGCGCTGCACGTGGAGGGCGTCCAGCGTGTGGAGCTAACGTCCCCTCTGGAGGATGTGGTGCTGGATAAGACGCAGGCGGCATCCTGTACTGAATGGAGCGTTACCAACGGGGGCACGGATGAATAGTCTGTTGCCGCCGGGTTCGTCGCCGCTTGAGCGCCGACTGGCGCAGACCTGCAGCGGGATTTCCGATCTGCAGGTATCGCTGCGTGATTTGTGGAACCCGGCAACCTGCCCGATCAGATTCCTGCCTTATCTGGCCTGGGCGTTTTCTGTTGACCGCTGGGATGAGAGCTGGACAGAAAGCGTCAAGCGCCGCGTTGTGCAGGACGCTTTTTATATCCATCAGCACAAGGGGACAACCCGCGCCGTGCGGCGCGTGGTGGAGCCGTTCGGCTTCCTGATCCGCATCATTGAGTGGTGGCAGACCGGCGAAACGCCGGGAACGTTCCGTCTGGATATTGGCGTACAGGATCATGGTATCACCGAAGACACCTATCTGGAGCTTGAGCGCCTGATAAGCGATGCCAAACCATGCAGCCGTCATCTGGTTGGTATGTCCATCAACCTGCAGACAGGTGGCCCGTATTTTGTGGGGGCAGCCACCTACACCGGCGAAGAAATCACGATCTACCCGTATATCAACGAAACCATTATTTCCGGCGGCACCGCTTATGAGGGCGGGGCGGTCCATGTTATTGACACAATGAGAGTGAATCCATGAGCGCAAAATTTTATACCCTGCTGACGGAGATCGGCGCGGCGAAACTGGCAAGCGCCGCCGCGCTCGGTGTCCCGCTGAAAATTACCCATATGGCGGTGGGCGACGGTGGCGGTGTGCTGCCCACACCCAGCGCGCAACAGACCGCGTTAGTTGCTGAGAAGCGTCGAGCAGCGCTGAATATGCTGTATATCGACCCGCAGAACAGCAGCCAGATTATTGCTGAGCAAGTGATCCCGGAAACTGAGGGGGGATGGTGGATTCGTGAGGTCGGCCTGTTTGATGAAACCGGCGCACTGATCGCCGTGGGTAACTGCCCTGAGAGCTACAAGCCGCAGCTGACAGAAGGGAGCGGACGTACGCAGACCGTGCGCATGGTACTGATTACCAGCAGCACCGATAACATCACCCTGAAAATTGACACTGCAGTAGTGCTGGCAACCCGTAAATATGTAGATGATAAGGCGCTGGAGCTGAAGGTATATGTAGACGACCTGATGGCAAAGCATCTTGCTGCGCCGGACCCGCATTCACAGTATGCGCAGAAGGACAGCCCTACACTCACAGGGATTCCAAAGGTACCGACGCCAGCGGCGGGTAACAGCACTAAACAGATTGCAAACACGGAATTTGTGGCATCGTCTATCGCGGCAATAGTGGATTCTGCGCCTGCAGCACTGGATACGCTGAACGAGCTGGCAGCGGCTCTGGGGAATGACCCGAACTTTGCCACGACGATGATAAACGCTCTGGCTGGAAAGCAACCGCTGGACAATACACTGACGAATTTAAGCGGAAAAGATGTAGCTGGTCTTCTTGCATACCTCGGTTTAGGCGAAACGATAAATCTGGCCACTGGCGCCATGCAAAAAGACCAGAACTTGAATGATGTGCCAGATAAAGCGCTGGCCCGTCAGTCCCTCCAGCTTGGCAACAGCGCTACACTCAACGTCGGCACCACACCAGACACTGTAGCCGCTGGTGACGACATCCGTATTTCCACCGCCAAAAGAGCTATAGACGACACCCAGACCGGTCTTGGTGCTCAGCCCGTTATGTGGGTAAGTACCGCCGATGATTTGAGCATTCTGCCGTCTGGTGCTCGCCGGTTTGCCAGCAATAAAGCTCCGGCAACAATATTGCCGGTAAACGATTATGTTTTCCTGGAAGTGATTGCCAAACGCGATTGCGTAGACGGCTGCGCCGTTCTGATAACAGACTCAGTTGGTAACACCTGGATTGGCGCGCGCTGGGACGCAACCAATGATTCCGGGTTTACCTGGCGTCCCCTGATGTCGTGTCCGCCCGGCGTTCCCCTTCCGTGGCCGTCTGACACCATCCCTGCTGGTTACGCCCTGATGCAGGGGCAAGCATTTGATAAGAACGTTTATCCCTTACTGGCAATAGCATATCCATCCGGCACTATTCCGGACATGCGCGGCTGGACAATCAAAGGCAAGCCCGCGAGCGGGCGCGCTGTGCTATCTCAGGAGCTGGATGGCAACAAATCGCACAGTCACAGCGCCAGAGCGCAGGATACCGATCTGGGAACGAAAGGTACGTCGTCATTTGATTACGGAACGAAGAGCTCTAATACAACAGGCGGTCATAACCATTCGGCGGGCGGCACATACGGTGGTGATTCAATCGGTGGAAAAATTCGCGTCCAGCATGATGGCAATGACCAGTTAACAAGCTGGAATGGCGATCACGCACATACCACATGGATTGGTCCGCATGACCACACTGTATATATCGGCCCACACGGCCACGTCGTTATTGTGGACGCAGACGGTAATGAGGAAACAACGGTTAAAAACATTGCATTTAATTACATAGTGAGGCTTGCATAATGACTTTTAAAATGAGCAGCAAAGCGCGGACAATTACGATTTATAACCTGCGTTCAGATACGAATGAATTTATTGGGGCAGGTGATGCGTATATACCGCCACACACGGGATTACCGGCAAACTGTACGGATATTGCACCCCCTGATATTCCCGCCAGTCATATTGCTGTATTTGACGCTGAAACCGAAATGTGGAGTCTGCATGAGGACCACCGTGGCGAGACGGTTTACGACACAACAACCGGCAATCAGGTTTATATCTCCTCTCCCGGTCCGCTACCTGAAAACGTCACATCAGTTTCACCTGATGGTGAATATCAGAAATGGAA